TAAATTGGATGAAGCTATAGATTATACAAGAGATATTAAACAAGGGTTGAAAGATGATATTATACGAGTTGAAAAAGTAACTGATGATACAAGCGCGCGTATGAAAAATCTTGAACGTGACATCGACGTTCGTATGAGAGAGCTGTCTGATCTGGCACGCGAATCAGAAAAAGATGCCCGTGATACTATGCGCGAGACAGAAGATCGCATAGACAATAAGATGGAAAAGCTTGACGCCAGCTTACGCAAGACATTACAAGAGGCTTTGGATAATCCACTGAACAAATAGTATGGACAAATATATAACAATTTTAAATTATGACGTAGATGTTAATTGTTTAGTACAGATAGCGAAGCAATTAGGCGATAAATGGGAACAATCTTATATTATGAAATATCACGATGCTGATTCTAAACTTGATCGTGTAGATGGATTAAACCATTGGCGACAAAATATGCAAGTTGATAAAAATCACTGGTATATAAGAAAAATATTAGACGATTTTGAACTACTTCCAAATGCGGCTGCTCCTAAATTTCATTGGTTAGCTGCTAATAGTGTTTTAGAAACTCACGTAGATGAAATGACAAAATGTAGCTTAAATTTTCTTCTATCTCCTGATCTTGCACCAGTTACCTTTGAAAACAAATATTCTTTTAATTATAAGCAAGCTTTATTAAATACTAAAGCGCCTCACGGTGTAAAAAATGGCCCACGCCCAAGATTACTGTTTAGGATATCATATCATGATGAAACGTATGACGAGCTAAGCAATAGGATAAAATATAGAGCAGATGGGAGATCTTCTAGTCCACCTTATTGGAAAAAAATAAAATAAGGGGTTTACAAATGGTTTGGATTATGGTAGTATAATTATACTGATAAGGAGATTAGTATTGATTATCATCGATTATAACGGTATAGCTATTGGCAACATCGTTACCCAGAAGCTACAACCAGAAGAGGATCTTATCCGTCATATGATTCTCAACCAGATCCGAATGTTTCGTAAGCGCTTCAAAAAAGAATATGGTGAAGTAGTTATCGTAGCAGACGCTGGTGGCAATTGGCGTAAGAACGTATTTCCACAATATAAGGCTAAACGCAAAAACAGCCGTGACAACCAAAAAGAATATTGGGAAGAAATATTTCGTATTACTAATTTAGTATTACGAGAACTTATCGATAATTTCCCATATAAAGTTATGCATATTTGGGGTTGTGAAGCAGATGATGTTATTGCTCAACTCGTATATAATACCCAAGAGTTTGGTAACTATGAACCTGTTATGATCGTATCAGCTGATCACGATTTTAAGCAGCTTCAAAAGTTTGATAATGTCAAACAATATTCTCCTATGACTAAGAAATTTGTCGAAGAGAAAAATCCATTATTGTATTTGCAAGAGCACATTTTGAAAGGCGATGCTGGAGATGGCATTCCAAATGTCTTATCAGACGATGATGTATTTGCATCTGGTCGTAAGCAAAATGTTTTATCTGCTAAGAAAAAACAAACGCTTTTGCAAGATCCTGAAGCTATGGGTGAAGAAGTATATCGAAACTATCAACGTAATAAAATGTTGGTAGATTTAAATAGCTGTCCTGATCCTATAAAAAAGGATATTATAAATAAGTTTGAATCACAGGACCCGTGGGGCAATAAAGGCAACGTCTTTCCTTATCTGGTCTCTAAACAATGTAAAAATTTGATTGAAGTTATAGAGGAATTTATTTCATGAAGCTTGTACATGAAGTCTTAAACGATGCAGCAAATGCTAAAAGCAAGAAAGAAAAAGTCCAAATTCTAAAGGATAATGAGACTTGGGCATTGAAAGATATCATCCGCGGATCACTTGATCCAAGCGTGTCTTTTAATCTTCCAGAAGGCCCAGTTCCATATGTGGCTGCTGAAGGCCATAACTATCCTTCGAATCTGCATCGAAGACACAAAGATTTTCGATTTTTCGTTAAAGGTGGTCCAGGCGATAAGTTGCCTACCTATAAACGAGAATCGATGTTCATCGGCCTCTTAGAGGCCATCCACCCCGAAGATGCAGAGTTGGTAGCGTCCATGATTAATAAGAAGTTGGGCGCGAAAGTTTCGAGAGCAGTTATCGATGAAGCATTTCCTGGATTAATCGAAGGCTGATAATGGTTGCATCCTTACTCATAAAAAGGAAACCCAAACTCCATGATGGTCAATACTCAGATCGAAAGACTTAAAACGGATTCTCGTAATCTGGATAATTATGCAGAGAAGCTAAAAAAACAAGGAAGAACAGACACAATGCACAAAATATTAAAAAAGAAAAGCTTCCTAGATAAATCGATCGAAGACCTAATAAATGTTCAACTAAAAGCCGCATAGGGGGTTTACAAACAACACGAAAAGCGGTAGAATCGTTTGATCAATACGGAGATTTATTATGAATATCTTTATTCTTGATACCGATCCAGTCGAAGCAGCTCGACAACAATGCGACAAGCATATTGTCAAAATGCCTTTGGAATCTGCTCAAATGCTTTCTACCGCCCATCGTGTTCTCGATGGTAAGCTTACTCGCATACCGTCTAAATCTGGTAAGACTATGGTTAATCATTGGGAACTAGATCGTGACGACGATATCATCTATAAAGCAGTTCATGTTACTCATCCATGCACACTATGGACTATGGAGTCAGAAGCCAATTACTATTGGCACTATCGTCATTTTATTGCTCTGTCTACGGAGTTTCAATATCGCTATGGTAAAGAGCATGGCTCTTGGACATTACTCAAAGATATACTAGCTACTGCTCCTCGTAACATTGATAGATTGGGAAAACTTACCCCATTTAGACTTGCTATGGGTGCTGCACCAGAGTGCATCAACGAATCGGATCCTGTTGGTTCATATCGCGCATTTTATCATACAAAGCAAGATCGTTTCAAAATGGCGTGGTCTAAACGTCCTGTTCCAGAATGGTTTCAAGCAGCATGAAATACATCTTTGACGTAGATGGTACACTCACTCCAAGTCGTGGTGAAATGGATCCAGAGTTTGCTGATTTCTTTTCAAACTGGATGCAGGATAAAGAAGTATATCTAGCAACTGGATCCGATTATCCTAAGACATCTGAACAAGTACCAGCATACATTCTACATGCGTGTGAAAAGATATATTGTTGTGCAGGTAATAGTGTATGGTCGAAAGGTGAAGAGATAGCTACGAGTAGCTGGAGGCTGCCAAGTGAATGTCAATCCTTTCTTCAGACTTATCTAGACACTTCTTTATTTCCACTTCGTACTGGTACACATTTCGACGACAGACCAGGTCTATGTAATTTTTCAATAATAGGCCGAGGATGTACACCTGAACAAAGAAAGCAATACGAAGCTCATGATAGAAACACCCACGAAAGAGCAGTTATTGCAGAAGCTTTTAATTTTTTATTCTTCGAGCTTAATGCTCAAGTCGCAGGTGCTACAGGCATAGATATAATGCCAAAAGGTAAGGACAAAGCCCAAATAGCAGATCAATTAACTGGACCTATAGTATTCTATGGTGATAAAATGGATCCCGGTGGTAATGACTATACTCTTGCGGTAGAAGTAGCCAAACGAGAAAATTCGGTATCAATTATGGTAAAAGATTGGAAAGAAACCTATGCCTACCTACACGGTTAGAAGACGCGGCGAAGATGAAGAATGGGATGTACAGTGTAGCTATAAAGAGCTAGAAGAAATGTGCGAAGAATATGACTTACAACAGGTTATAAAAGCTCCCAATATTATTGGAGGCGTAGGCAACCTACATTCTAAAGTTCCCGACGGATTTAAAGATAGACTGAAACAAATTCATAAAAACTCTGGGATGAATAGTAAAGTAAAAACATGAGCAGATCATTGAATTCTGGCTCAATCAAGCTAGAACACCTCACAGAAATTGAACCTATCACTGATAATCAAAAGCTTGCTAAAGGCTATTGGGAAGAAGGCGATAATCTTGTATTAGCTGGGTCAGCTGGTACTGGTAAGACGTATCTTGGTCTTGGTTTGGCTCTAGAATCGGTATTAGATAAACAATATAATCAAGTGATAGTAGTACGTTCTATCGTACCTACGCGCGACATTGGATTCTTGCCTGGTGACGAGGTTGAGAAGAAAAAAGCATATACAAATCCTTACGTTGGATTAGCAGCTGATCTATTTGATGACGGTGAAGCATGGGATAAACTATTGATGCAGAAGAAAGTACAGTTTCTATCTACGTCGTTTATTCGTGGTACAACGTACGATAATGCTATTATTCTTGTAGACGAAATGCAAAATTTAACTTTCCATGAATTAGACTCTGTTTTGACAAGGGTTGGTGAGAATTGCAGGATTATTCTATGTGGTGATTATTATCAATCCGATTTTCGTAAGGAAGAAGAACGGTCCGGTCTTCCTCGGATCTTAGAAATATTAGAACATCTTAATAATTTTTCAATAATAGAATTTGGATGGCAAGATATTGTAAGATCTGATTTTGTAAGGGACTATATCATGACTAAAGAAATGCTAGGAATTAAAAATGCCTAAAGCAAAATATTCTCCATGTATTAAAGTTTGTCAACAAGGTGCAAACGGGTATTGTCTCGGTTGTTATAGAACACCTGAAGAAGTACGAGGATGGAGACATCTAAGTGAAGACGAACAACTAGATGGTATAGAAATGTTACGTGAACGTGGTATTAAATTTAAACTTATCGAACAAGTAGGAGTTGGTGAATCAAATGCCTAAGAGAAAAAAACAACGTGATTCTCGTCAAAGCAAAGGTATTGTCGGTGTTATGAAATTACCTAAATCCCATAATCCGTTAAGACGTGCTATAAATCAGGTAAGAGCATATAAACAAGGTAAACGTGTTATGGTAACTATTGCAAACCCTAATAGAGAAGAAACTGCTAAACCATTTATTCGTGTTGAAGCAAATACAGTGTGGAAATAAAAATGGCTAAATACTCTCGATTCGATCCGCGTAATAAAAAGAAAGATCGTAACAAAAACCGTGCACTTAGTGGTGAAAAGAAAGTACATGATATTTACACATCGAAAAATAGACTTAGGGTACGAGGATCTTCAGGCACAGACCTCGAAGAGTGGTCGGACGTACGAGACTCCGACAGGAAAAGCGTATCCTAGTATAACAACTGTATTGAGTATCCTCAGCGAGGACTCTATTAGAGCATGGCGTAAACGCGTTGGTGAAGAGGAAGCAAATAAAATCTCTCACCGCGCGTCAAGCCGTGGTACTAAAGTTCATAGTATTATAGAGGATTATTTAAACAATGTACAAACTAATTCTTATATGCCTGATATTGTTGCTAGCCTTACTAATATTAAGCCTATCCTTGATAAGAGGATCGAAGAGATTTACGGACTCGAAGTTCCTTTATATAGTGACTACCTCGGCGTTGCTGGTAGATGCGATTGCATTGCTAAATTTGACGGTGTACCTTCTATCTTAGATTTTAAAACATCTCGTAAAAAGAAAAAGCGAGAATGGATTCATAATTATTTTGCACAAGGTGCTGCATATGCTATTATGTTTGAAGAACGTACTGGTATGCCAATTCCCAATGTTGTAATTATTATGGATGTTGATAATGATGATCCTATAGTATTCAAAGAGCATCGAGATGAATGGACTAATCTGTTGACTGATACTATTAAAAAGTATAAAATGAGGCAAAAATGATAGAATTAGCTGATACCTCTTTTCTATTAGTACCAAACCAAAATGTTCATGATCCTGATATAGGTAGACAAGGTTGGGGTCATG